ATTCTATGATGCAGCAGCTGCAATGGATGAGAAAGGAATCAGTTCTGAGGGACGTGTAGGTGTACTTAACCCACGCCAGTACTATGAACTAATCCAACAGGTTGGTGAGAATGGTCTAGTTAACAGAGACTCACAAGGTACATCCCGTCAGAAGGGTAATGGAATTGTAGAGATTGCTGGTATCAAGATCTTCAAGTCAATGAACATTCCGTTCTTGAGTAAGTATGGTACGAAGTACACACCTTCATCAGGTAACGACGATACTGTTGATACTAACGTAGCTGATCCTGGTAACACAGGTGATTTCATTGCACCAGATATCGAAGATGGACGTAACTCTGTTACAGGTATCCATAACGACTATGGTCAAGCATCTAACTTCGCTAACTCTTGTGGTCTTATCTTCCAGAAAGAAGCTGCAGGTGTAGTAGAAGCTATCGGACCACAGGTTCAGGTAACTTCTGGCGACGTATCAGTCATCTACCAAGGTGATGTGATTCTTGGACGTTTAGCAATGGGAGCTGATTATCTAAATCCAGCTGCTGCTGTTGAGCTTTATGCAGGTACTGCTACAGCACCAGCTCAGTTTGGTACTGTTCAATCTGCAACCAACAACGCTGGTTATCAGTAAACAATATTATTTATTCACATGGGGAGGCTTCGGTCTCCCTTTTTTTTATTCATATAACTTATGGCAAACCCCAATTTTTCGTATATCGATACAGAACTATCCGCAATAAATTCAATATTGGGGACTATAGGTCAAGCTCCAATACAGCAGGTAGATTTAGAGAATCCAGAGGTTAACCTTATCTATAACCTATTACAAGAATCAATAATAGATGTACTAGGTGAAGGTTGGTCCTTTAATACAGAAGATCATGTAACACTTACACCTGATTCAGATGGATTTATAACAGTACCAGCTAATGCCTTGCATTATGATATATCTGATGGTCAACGTCTCAGAAGTAAAGATGTAACCATAAAAAATGGTAGATTATATGACAAGGTAGATCATACAGATATCTTCACTGCTGATATAGATGTAGATATTGTATGGTTATTTGGTTTTGATTTAGACCTAGCTAATAAAGCTGAGGTTGGAGGATCAATACCAGAAGTATTTAAAAGATACATTATCGCTAAAGCTAGTACCAGAGCTGCAGTTCAGCTGTTAACTAATTCCGAACTTAGCAGGATGTTGAGTTCATCAGAGGCATTAGCTAGAGCAGTTTGTATGGAGTATGAATGTAATCAAGGTGATCATAATTACTTTGGATTACAACACAATACTTCTTATGATTCATATCAACCTTATAAAGCACTATCCAGAATCTAATGGCAGGAATTACTCAGACAGTACCAAATTATATACAA